TATGTCCTGGAACTAAAGTCGGTGCAGGTTTATGCCTATCAAGACGCTGCGTATTACCTCGTGAATAGAAAGCACTGATTTTTAGTTCATCAGGTAATTCATCAACTACATCTGCAATATTTTGACCTTCCGGAATCAACTTGAATCGATCAACTGTCTTTTTATTATGTTTCATTGGCTTATTATCCTCATCAACTTCAGCCCTGTTTATTCCAGTATAATCAATTAGATTGAGTGCATCGTTCAGAGTATTGGAAGTATTCAATTCAGGAGGAAACTCGTATACGGTTTCAATATCATTCCTTACAGCCACCATGATAATACGTTTGCGATTCGTGTATCCACCATACTTATCAGTTTGAAGAATCTTTTCATAAAATGTATACCCTAAACGCTCATATTCAGACTTAATATCGTCCATAACCGAATACTTATGCTTTTCAATATTCTTCAGAAGTTCATCCATCTTCTTCTTGTTCTTGTTAATTTCCACATTCAGATCAGCGTACGATTCATTCGATTTACGTTTACTTGATTTCTCGCCGTTCAAATTTTTATTTAAGTCACTTAACTGTGTATATTCCCTGAAAGTATTCACTGTCTCATCGCATTCACGATAGAGAATCATGTTCTTGATTGCCGTCACATTTTCAATAATGCTAACTTTGGGTTTCAGGATAGAAACTAACCGAAGCTGATGTTTATAAAGGTAATTTCTTACATCAAAAGGGTTACGTACACCAGCCATTGAGAACCCCTTGCACACAATTCCTCCAAATAAAACATCAGGATTGAGTCCTTTTAGTTGACCCTCCGTGATTTCTTCGATTGGACAAGTAAGACACTGATCTTCGCGAACTACGTTGTTTTGAATAAGTGTCTTAATAGTATCTGGATCAATATCGTTCACTAATACTGATTCAAATCCTGCATTCTTAAATCCAAGATGAGCTCCACCAGCTCCCACAAATGTTTCAAGTATGGTTAGAGGCATTTAGTATGTGTATTACTCTAAAAGTAAATTCGGTTTCTAAACACTGCGAATAAATTCCCACTTCAAATAATCGCAAATCTTTGCCCAGATTTGGTCGTGTGCAATCAAACGATCGCGTGATTTTAAAAGAGGGAAATATACCTTATACTCATCAAGTTCTAAAAGTTCGAAGAACTTGTACAAAATGTAAGAATACGATAAGAAATTTGTTCGGTCATCTGGGCAGTAAATCAAGAATGGTGCCTGAATTTCCTGGAACATTGTCCTTATTTTTTCTTCAATTTCAGGAGTAATTGTAGGGGGAGGGTTACCATTAAGTCTAGAAATAATATGAGTAGCATGTTCATAATACTTTGATCTATTCAGCTTCTTTAAAATTTCGCGCATATCTTTTTCAGTAAGTTCTGCCACATTCTGGATACGACGCTTCTTGATTTCCAGAACAACTTCATTCATAACTTCATTTGGAATAATTGTGGACTCCTTTGCCTGAAACTGGTTCAAAATCTCGTTCAGGTGATTAATTTTCTTGTAAGCGTAATTATTCCGCTCTTTGGGAGGATCTCTGAAACTTGGGAAGTCGGATACTACAAGCATATACTCTTCAGAACCGCAGTTTGGACATACTAAAATACCTTCTTCGGATACTTCTTCACGTGCAATATTACACTTATCACAGTGCTCTGTAATAGCCTGTTTCACATCAATTGCTTCACCAGTATTTAGTTTCATACGTGTAACGTATTCATTATATAACTTCTTCTTTGAAGGAGCAGTTGTTTCCGCCGATTGAGATAAATACTTTACAAAAGTATTAGCATCTGAAGGTAAACACGTAACGCTTTGCGCTTTATCTCCTGTTCCATAATACTTCAGAATAATATCTGCATTTTTTAGATAATAATCTTCTAACGGATTTTCGCAGCTTAATCGCTCTGTAAGAATTTTTAATTCTTCACGAATTTTTGATGCTTCTAAAATATCATTTAACGATGTAGATGATTCAAGATTTTTTAATTTTGTACTAAGTTCTTCAAGATGCTTTTCACTATCCTCAATATTTGATGTTTCTTCCTTAATGGTGGAAACAACAGACTGGTGGATAGAATCCAGTGTTCCCATAACATCGGTCTTCTTGGCTCGAATATCTCTGGACTTCTTTATTCGGAATATATTGTCCATTTATAGACTTCAAATTTACTACCTTAAAATACTACTTGCACAGTAGAATAGCTGCTAACGCTACCCCTGCGACGATGGTCGGAATAAACGCATCTAATCCCATATTCTGAAATGATTCTGTAGATGCCAAACACTGTGAAATATCCACCTGGGTACACTCATTTGCATCAAAATCTGGTGATAATGATGTTGTCAGGAATCGAGCTGCGGCGCCATCGGTTACTGTACACTTGTAACACTCACATGCAGGAACTGCATCCGCAAGTAAGGAATTCACCAAATAAAGAGGATTCAAACTTTCAATATCCCCAATCACTCCTGGAATTAGACCCTGTATTCCAGTTCCAAGTTCTGACATACTTGCAGGTAATAAATCTCCTACACTTGGCTTGTTATTTACATAATTGTATCGCGGTTGTGTAGAACCATCAGGAGCAGTACATGTGCCGCCAGTATTCACAAAATACTGATTACCCAACGGAGGATCTCCATCAATGAGTGTTGAAACGTATGTTCCAATCGCAGATATATTCGTTCCCATCTGACTGAATGTTCCATTTGTTCCTACCCCCAAAGATGATGGTCCAGGTATATTATCAGCATAACTGTATGATGGTCCAAGTAATTCAGTTTCAATATCTCCACCACTTTTAGCTTTTGCAAATAGTGGATTTCCACCTGTATCTCCCATTACATTATTATCTCATTTTTTGTTATGTACTCAATAACTTGCTCCTTATAAGTCGAATTAGTGAGTGCACATGGTCTCTGTTTTAGTATAATGTCGGATGCCATTTTGAATGAAAAATTGAACCTTTTACATACGAAAAGAAGAGCTAAAAATCCTGATCGGTTAATTCCACACTGGCAATGAATGTATATATTTTTTGAGTTAGGATCACGTAAGAAACTATTTAATATTTCTTCAAATTTAGGATACCATTTACGAATATCTTCATCTAAGCTATCGAGTGCTTCCAAGCACATATAATTGGCAGGATACTTCTCGCGAAACCATTTTGGGCTATCTTGGTCAAAAGCGCAATTAATAACATGAGTAATATTATGGTATTTTACAAACCCTGGAGATAAGTACATTCCTGGTCCGAACATGATATTGGTATAAACTTTTGCAGGGGGATCATTCTGCCATCCTTTAGACATACGGCGAAAGGAGAACCACTCCATTAGTATTTGAAAACGAATCTGTTTTAATGAATGTTAGTTATATTAAAGTCTCAATCAAATGGATTACTCTTCGGTGTTTCAGAATACGCATTTGCATTATGCGACTATCGAGAAGCACGGTAAGGAGATTGCGAGTTCGCGCAATAGGGTTGGTTCGCGTTCGCGTGGATGCGGATGGTCAAACAGCACTATACATGCAGAACGCGCAGCTGTGAAAAGTCTAGGTGACACTTCACAACTTCGTGGGTGTGTTTTAACAGTTGTTCGAATTAACAAGCAGGGCAAGATTCTGAACTCAGAACCTTGCTACGATTGTATTAAGTTTCTTGAAAAGTGTATTAAGAAGTATGGATTGCTGAAGGTTCTGTACTCTTCAAATGAGGGAACTACCCAGTGTACCCACGACATAACCAACAGCCACAGCCACCCCAGCAAGAATCGCCGCGCCTAGGTATGATGGTACACCTCCGGCAGTATAAGTGTTAGGAATGTACTGCAGAATCAGAGACCGAGGCGTCGACAAAGAAATAACCATAGCCGCTAAGAAAAATCCAAAATAAGTCATTAAATTTTTCACTGCATACCGAACCGTGCTGAACGTATGTGCCTGACTATAAAGCTGAGCCGCTGGCTTATTTTGGTTTTGCCCAGTGGACATTCCGTTCGTTACAAAAGGATCAGTTCCGCCGGTAACAATCGGTGAGAAAGTGGTTGACTGGGGAAGACTGGGATTTTGGACTGGCCCTGATCCCATAAGTTCACTTAAATCAGTAGCTCCTTCCATCTTCTTTATTTAAAAGAAGGTAAATCACATCGCGCATCTTCCGCGTGGTATGTATAACACTTCTTATTAAACGGAACAGTCTTACCCTCAATATCCGCTACTGGAACTGATAGTGTGGTCTTGGTAGGAATTGGACGATGAAATAACATTATGGTGACACCAAACCCAATTAAGAACGATAGGAATGGAATAGCTTTTTCGTTACGGAAAATACCTAAGATGCGGTCTACGAACATCTCTATTGTGATGAAGCTATAAAATTAAGCGATTTGGAATCGCTTGAGCACGGAACTTCCTTTGACTTAAATTTCACGCACCCAGTTTTGGTAAAAAATACTGAACTTTTATCAGGTGTAGGCACGTCCTGACTTTCGCGAACTGGAGGGATAAATACAGAGACCATTAAAAGTCCGGTGATTACACCAACAAAAACCCACAGTAGGGATATCATTATTCTTATCCGAGTTTATTGTAAAATGGGAGATACTGGTTCTACATATATTATGACTTTAGACGAGCTACAGCAGTATCACGACACGACTATCGAGTCTGAAAACAGGGACAAGGTTTCTATGGATTTTATTATTAAGCCAGCCACATCAGGAATTCAGCAGAACCTCATTCAATGGGCCTCGGCTGGTTTTCCTCCCAATTACCAAGTTTTATCTGTAGCTTTAATTCGCCCAACGCCGTGTGCCGATGGTAAAGTGCGCGATATGTACGAGTACATCTCTTACCTCACTGGGTCAACTATTGCTGCTTTAACAACCGCTTTCCAGTCAAAATTTTTAGGTATTCGCTTTTCGGCTATCATTTCTGCCAACAATTGCGTAAACTTACACGCCTCCAAGTTTAATGCTGGCGCAGAGGTAAATAATACTGTGACTAATCCTGCACCGTATTAACTCATTCGTTCTATCGCAAGATACCCTCCTGTTAATCCCTGACAGTGTATAGCTGTTATACGGTAAATACGTGAATTGGTCGTATCAATAACATGTGCCGTGAGCATATCACCGCCAGCTCCCAGTGTATAGGACCCTCCAGATGTTCCACTAATATTTGTCCAAGTTCCGGCAGTAAAGGTTATACCTCCTGAATTTGTGTTTCCGTTGAATAGTCCCGCAGCGTTTGTAAAGACAGTTGTGTATGTGCTGAATGAACCCGAAACAGCTGAACATTGAACAACACCAGACGATCCACCAATACCATTAATACGAACATTCAAGTTATCCAAAGCAAGTTCTGTACCGAATGCAACATTAAATCCAGACTGAACTTTATAGAAAAAGCTGTGGCTTACTCCAGTCGTATTCGTTGTGATATTACGTTCAACAATGAGTCCGCCACCGCTTCCTGAATTGTACTG